CTCTAAGTTATCGGCGTTGTATAATTGTAGGTTATTCATAAGGTTTTTATTCTTTACTTACTATAAAATCAAGGTTTATTGCCCATATACTGATGCCCTCAAGGCGTTCAAAAACTTGTTCATCGGCCTTGGTAAAGGCAGTTGCGGGCTGTAGGTTCTTAGCCGTGTAGTAGCTAAGTATATCTTTGTTGGTAAAGGCTTCTGCTGGTAATACTAAGGGTTTGCCTGCTACTACATCATCGGTGATGTTGAAGCTGTTCGCTTCAGCAAACTGAAAGACGCTTTCAATGGTACCCGTATGCTGTAGGGCGAGGTCTAATAGGCTTTGATTATGTAGGGCTGTTATTGTCATCTAATTCAAAAGTCTTATAGAATTTCTTATTGATTATCTTGAGCAGTACTTTAGCGAAGCGAAAACCTAGGCCATCTAAATTCTCTAATAAACTCACAACTAATTGCCATATAATCCCTATAAGTACTATCCAATAGAGCCAATGGAAAGGGTCAAATTCAAATCCTCCAAGACTTGGAAACTCTACATTAGCGGAGAAAGTATGCAGTATATAGATAGGTACAAGATAGGTGGCTATCTTTAGGATCATACGTCCGAACTTACGGCTTTCGTGCTTTTCTCCTCTCTTCCTTGAGGACTGTACGCCGGTGAGCCATTCAAATACGAGCAATACCACGTATGCAGTTAGGAATAGATGATTGAATCCAAAAAGGAAATGTACAGAGGCAAACAGAAAGGAGAGTATTACGTCCATTTTGATAAAAAATGTTGAAAAAGTGTGACCAAAGGAAGAGTGTAGGAAGTCTTTACCATCCCTAAATCCAAATCCTTGTAAAATGTAATTAAGTGTTATCATTGTTCTTAGTTTTTTAGCTAATTGTTCCTGTTCCTGTACTGGTCGTGGCGCCTGTATAAGTCCCCGCCTGTACGGGTATGCCTACATCTACTGTTACCTCACCACCCTTAACAAAGTCGTCAATAAGGCTTGCTAAGCATTCGGCGTACTCTTCTATACTGTTATCGGTTTTGGTGAGCATATCCTGCAGTAGTCGGATAATGCCTTGTTTGAGTTGTTCTTTATTTAGCGCCATAGATTAATTATATTGTCCATCAATTAGTAACTTCCCGCCCTCCTGTAGCGCCACATCATTAATCTGCATACCATCATACTCCAACTGTTTCTTTATTTCAATAAGTACTTCGGTATATAGGTCATCTGCGAGCATTTGAGCGATGCCTACCCCTACTTCGGGGTGTTCTTTCCATTCTCCCTTTTCAGTAGTAAGTATAGCCTTTTGTTGTTGGTTATCAGAGTACCCCGCCTCAAAATCACCTGCCAATAGGCGTAGGTCATTGTTGTCATCTATGAGTATATCTTTCATTAGCTTGTCTGCAACTGGTTTATACTGTTAATTGCTCTGAGGAGTTCCTCTTTCACCATTGCCCCAAAGTTCTCTACTCCTTCACGTACAGAGGAAACATATACCTTAGTATCAGTGCCTACATTGCCTATTTGTACGTTAATATGCGTTTGTCTAGTGCCTCCTGATACAATGTTGTCTTTGGTTTTAACGCCTTCTCCCGTGGTAGCTGTAGCGTCTCCCGTGATAGGACTTATCCCAGGTGCGGGACTGCTTTCGGTTTTCATACCCAGCTTGGCCATTAGCCCGTCTTTTACCTCATTAAAGCTCTTGAACTCTAAAGAGTCCCACGCTTTGCCAAAGGCTTCTTTAGCTTTAGCCCCTGCCTCGCCTGCTTTTTTGTAGCCCTCTGTTACCGATTTAGCACGCTCCTGCAAGTCATTTTGTATCTTGCTAATCATCGCTTGGTTCTCGGTACTGTCGCCTAATCCAACCGCTTCTTTGAATTTATACCAAGCGAGCTTACAGGCATCTATACCCGCCATAAAAGTATTGACTGCCGTGTTCCAGTGCGCTTTATAGACGAGTATAAAGGCTTCCCATATATACTTCATACCTTGTATGGTGTGCTCCCACGCTTTGCCCCAGCCACTTACCCCTACAATGCAATAGGCAATCAGAGCAATCAGAGCAATCACACCTGCTATTACTAATGTAATAGGATTAGCCAAAAAGGCAAGGTTCGTCTTAATCACTGCCCAAGTGAGCCTATTTTGCCAAGCTGTAGCAATAGCCGTGTAGGTGTTGTGTAGTATCAATGCAGTGGTGAATATGCCTATAGCTCCTGCAATACCCCATATAACAGGATTCCCCTCTTGAAACTTCTGAATGAGCCAGCCTATGCCTCCTCCTATACTCTCAAAGACAGCGGACATAAAGTCTACCAAGGGACCAAGCATAGGGCTAATAGCCTCGTACACTTTTAGAGCAAGTTCGGTGATAGAGTCCATCATCTTGTTGAACTTACCGCTGAGGGTTTGTCCTGCTTTTTCTGCACCTTGATAGAAAAGCCCTTGTCTATCAGTTGCCCATTCAAAGGCTTGTGCGAGTTCCTGAGCCGAAATACCTCCTTTACTCATTCGCTCCTTGAGCTGTGCCATACTCTCGCCCGTACGCTCGCTAATCACTTGTAAGGGGTTGAAGCCTGCGCTAATCATCTGATTAAAATCCTGCCCTTGTAGCTTGCCTGCCGAAGTAGCCTGCGCAAAAGCAAGTGATAGGCTTTGCATTTTCTGAGCATCACCCATAGCTATATCGCCTATGTTTTTTAGCTTGCCAAAAGCAAACTCAGATGAAAGCCCGAAGGACATCATCGTCTTCTGTGCCTCAATAAGTCCTGCCTTGTCGTAGGGTGTTTTTACCCCATAATCAGAGAGTTGAGCATATAAGGCTTTGGCTTTTTCTACATCGCCACGAAGCAAAGTAGTAATATTGGCTTGTTGGAGGTCGGCTTCCATACCCTTTCGGATACTCATACCTATACCCGCTCCCGCCAATATAAGAGGGTTGGTAGCTATCCCTGGTAAGCTATTTAGGGCATCGGAAAACCACGTCTTTATTGTACTACCATTGAGGTTTTGTAATTTGGTAATCCTATGCTCTAACTTATTAATCTCGCTGTTATACTTGCGAATAACATCCAAGTTTTCTATGGGCAATAAGTCTCTTTCGGCTTTGAGTAAGGCTATTTTCTGTTGCAAAGTATGTACTGAAGTCCCCATCTGAGCAAAGGCTTTAGTAACTTTTTCTTGTGTTGTCTGTAACTCGCCAAATTTATCCAACATAGCATCGTTAGTTACGCCAATTTTTTGTAACTTTGCGCTGACTAAATCTTTAAGAGTTAATGTATATTCTAAAATATTTGCCACTATGAGATTCTTATTATTTTTCTTTAACATCCTTGCCTCTATAGGCTTATTGCTCCTAGTTGGTGCGGGATTTTTCTATGGTGCCGCTCTTTTTTGTGTGCCTTTCTATGCTACCTATAGGGCTTTTACTGAGAAAGACCCTTCTACTAAGAGGAGATACACCACTACGGCTATTGCCAGTACAATTTTCTTTTTTCTAGTAGCAATACTTGCCCTTATGCTCTCCAAAGGAGAGAAACAAGCAAGAGAGCGTGAAAGACAAAGGCAACAACAAACTACCTATACTACTAGTATTGTTCCTTCTCCTTTTGCCTGAGCCATTCAAGCTCTTTTACTCGCATAGCCCACTGGGTATCGGAGAGGTCGTCGGGATTGGCAATGTGCATATAGTAACGCAAGGAAGCGTTCGTGATACGAAGCCAATCCCTTCCCTCGTCTATCTCCGCATCACTTAGAGCTTTTCCAAGGTCGCCTCTTTAATCTGTATAAGGTCGGGTAGTTTGCTACTTACGGCTAGGAAGAGCTCATCGTTTGTTTTTATCTCTTCATCACCACCCAACCAACAATTGTCAAGAATTACCTCATTGAACTTCAGCGGGTCTTTGGTCGCCAAGGTTGAAGCATAGCTAAGGGTTTTGCGGTCAGGCGTACGCAAATACACCTTTTTGTCTTCTACACTAATTACAAAGATGTCTTTGTACTGATTTTTCCATTCTTGGATTTGTTCTTTAGTTATCATTTTAAACTGCTTTTAAAAGGTTTTTAAAGTGCAAGCCACACAGGCATTTTGTTATTGTTTAATTTGTTAGGCTTGGCGTATTACATCTGTAAAGATAATAGGAAGCTCCATAATCATATTCTTATCGCCTTGCTTCATTCCTTTTTTCACTTCGGTAAATTCCACGTGCTTGAGAATATCGGTAACTATCTGTCCGCCGTCCAAAGGCACGTAGGAAGCCACGAGGTCAAAGCTAAGGCTAAGTATATCGTTGTTTGGAGCATCGCGGGTCATTGCTTCTGCCTCACTTTGCCAAAGGCTTATTTTACCCTCATAACTGCGGTTGCCTGCTACTATTCCGTGAGGCTTGCATCCACGTCCATAAAGAAAGTCTTTCTCGCGTTTCTCGGTGTACTCCAACTCTGTAACTCCTATGATAATGCGCCCGCCAAAGACGATAGAGAGGTTACACCACGCATATTGTTTGCTGTCAAATGTTGCCATAATTTGCTAATTTTCTAATCTACTAATTGACTGTTGTAGTAAATCCAATATTTACCTCTATAAAGTCAGCATAGCCCACAGGTAATAGTTTGATGCCTATCACCACTTTACCCGTTTGTAGCACCCGTTGTGTAGGGTCTATATCAATTTTTACTGCCGAAAGCTCGCCCTGCGATACCATTTGGCTTTGTAGAGTACTTTCAAGTTTGGTTTGCCAACTCTTTATAATAGCAGGGTGAATACTGCCATCCTTAGATAGTAACACCTCGTCGCTGAGTTCCTCTACCAGCACTCCATAGCTTAGGAGCATAGCCTTGTCCATTACAAGACCATTGCTAAGGCTCTTAAAGTCATCAGTAGGCTTGGTAAGGGTATTATCGCCCGAAAAGTAGTATCCCGAACGCCCTACAAAGGTGCGAAAGAAGATATACCCTTTGTCGTCAAGCGCGTCCCATTGGTCAGCTTTGCTGTCAATAGTCGTGCCGTCAGTGAAGTATGCTACCAAAGGCAATACATTGCCATCTTTCACACGGTGAATTTTGCGCTGTACGGGTATTTTGGTTATTTTCCCTAAAAATAAACCAACTGATGCTTCTTTTTCCCTATCGTCATTTCCGATAAAGCAAGCCACTTTGTTAAGTTCGTTTTCTGAGAAATTAGTAAGGTCAGCTACTTGTCCATTCCAACGGTTGCCCGATACCACTACCCTAAAAGGCATATACTTCTTTTCAAAGTGCTCTGCAAGGGCTTGCCCTTTCACTACAGCTGTTTGTACGTCGGCGTCCAAACCCGCAGTAATGGTTTCACTACCCGTAGCTTTTCTCACCACACCCAGTACACGGATAGCTCCTCTGGCATCAGCTATGAGAGTTGGAGCAAAGACACCATCTTTGTCAAGCAT